CCTTCTATATTTGCAATCCAATCGCATTCAAACTCTTGTAGGTATTTCTTTTCACCCATTACTTTTTTCGCAGCGTCTAATTCGGCTTGATCAACTATTTTAGTTTCAGATGCTTTAGCTTTATAGTTAAACCATTCTTTATCGCCTTGTGCATGTTGGTAGAGTTCATAGAAGTTATTATTTGTTCCTTGTGGTGTACCAATAAATACGCACCATCCTTTTCTATCTGATAATGCTGGTCTAATAATTTCTGTAAATAGTTTACCTTGTACGTTTGCATACTCATCAATAACGCAACCATCTAAATAGATACCTCGTAATCCATCTGAGTTCTCTGAACCTAATAAAGTTATTCTTGAACCATTCGGTAAATCACAACGTAATTCTGTTTCATTGAATTTAACACCTGGTATTAATGCTGTGTATTGTTTCATATAATCCCAAGCAATTGATTTAGCTTGTTTGAATGTGGGTGCTATATAGGCGTATCTGGGTGCTTTGTTAGTAGAACGTAGTGCTGACATAAGTAAATGATTAATCATACAAACTGTTTTACCAAATCTTCTGTGGCAGACTAATACCGACCAGCGATATTTCTTCATATTGAAATGAAGTTCTATTTGCTTTTCTCTTGGGTAGTATGGAATTTTGTATTGTACAGTTCCACTGTTAATTACTGTTTCTGTAATCTGTGTCATTAGTGTATCGCTACAGTGTTGTTCATTAGTGTATAGCTTTAGACTTTGCATCATTTATGATTGCATTCTCAATATTCAATAACATCATTAACCAAGAACTAAATATTGCTGAATGTTCTTTGCTTTCAAATCCTGTGAACTTAACAGTTATGGAATTATCCTTTTCTATAAATACAACTGCTTTGACGTTAGAGTTGTAAAAGTCATCATCATCTTGGTGCATGTTTTTAAACATATACTATTAGTGGTATTTTAATATTATATTAAGGTTGGTCAGGCAAAGGAAAAAGGTGCGGGTTGTTTTGTGGATATACCCATTTATGTTTTTGGAAACTTTGGTGCGGCGGAATCCTGTGGAAGGCTGACTGGCTAAAGGTATCCTAAAAAGTCCCATGTATATATATAATAAAAATGGCGGCGGTTTATGGGGGTGTAGGGGGGGTGTTCAATCTGAAATTATGTGATATTTATACAACACCTATATTGTTGCATAGAATTAATTGGATGCAATAATACGCCAAATACAACCTACACTGCATTTCCGATAATAAATAGTTATCACCCTTGCACTGCAACATAATGGCATTACTATTGATAATCATAAATTATCACTACTAATAATTAATGTTGTATATTTATTACACAATGTTGCAATAACATCACACCGAATTATAAACGCATAACAAGCAAACGATTGGATGTGATTATAAATAGGATCTTTTATTGATCTTTTAATCTTAGTAATTACTCACACAACCAATGATTTTGTTTCATCTATTGTTTAATCTTAGTTGCTATTAAATTCCTAAAATACAATCTAATAGTTAGTTGTTTATAACTTGGTCCAATGTCCAGGATATGTTTAAAGCTATTTCTCTTTTATATAATTTTCTCTTTTTGCCTTTCCCTTTTTTAATTGGCGTAAAATATAGATATAAAGAAATAAGATAATAAAATCAGTTATTTAATATTTTAGTTCATTTTATGTATTTACTTATTATTATTCATACCCTAAAAGGTTATTTAATTAAACAACAAAGGTAAATAATATGAAAAGCAAAATAAGAGTAGTTTTTGAATATGATCATTTAGAAGTAGAATGGTATGGAACTTCTACATTTAATGTTTATTCAATAGATGAAACTGGAAGTAGAGATCATCATGCACTTGATTGTTTTACTAATTATAATGCTAAAACAATAGAACAGGCACAAGCTGCATCTGATGAATATATCAAACAAACTTATATGGAGGTTGCTTAAATGAAAATAACTACTGAACAATACAAATCTTTTAATAATGAATTTAAAGATTTAATAAGCAAGTTTTTTAATATTCATGTTGAAGACAATACAGCTTTTTATGCTTGGTATTCAACAAAGAGAAATGAAATAATTAATGATGTTGAAACATACCAATTTATTCAACAGTTCAGAAAAAAAGACGCAGCATAATTTTAACAACTTATTAGCCTATGATTTTTATAGGCTAATGAGATCTTAAAATAGGATCTATACTAGATTGACACCAATATGGTTACAATGATAGTATAACAACAAATAAACAATGGAGGGTAAAATGTACGTTATAGACTATAAAAATAAAACTATTGCTAAATTCAGCAATAAAAAATTGTCAGAGTTTTTAAATTCTGGTTTTGAAAAAAACAGATATTTATTTTCTGATAATAAATTAGAAGCAAAAAGAATAATTAGATTGTCTATTGCTTTTTTTGCTAAGTATAAACTTAATAAAAAGGCTGCATAATGAATTCAATTCAAACAATGAAAGAATACATTAGCACGTTTGATGATGAAAAACTTTTAAATGAATTTGATTTATATAGATCTGTTCATTCAAAGGGTATTAGAGAAATAATATACCAACAAATCATAGAATATGAATTATATTCTAGAAGATTACTGGACCATAAAATAATGGAAGATAATTACGAAATGGAGTATGCACAATGAAAACCTTTTATTATACTTTGGCTACAATACTTGGCTTTGTTAATATGATAGGCATAATAACAATTATGTACGTAGTTTTAAATTAAATGATTGAAATACTTTCAGACTATAATATTTTTGAAGCTGCTTTGTTAGTCTTGGCTTTGTTTTTTATTGTAGTCTGGAAGTATAAATAATTATTGATCTATAATTTCTTTTTTTTCTTCGTTTATCTTTTCATATTGAGTGTATTTCTGCTCAAGCTCTGGACTATCAAGCCAACTCACAACAATTGATTGTTGCTTATTAATATTAATATCCTTTGGCTTATCAGAATAAATATCTGAAATCTTAGAAGCAACCCACTTAACCATAGCTGCACGATCTCTGGTCCACACTACCACAGCAGGATCTAAAGTTTTATCATCTAGATTTGTATTATAAATTTGTAATAGTTTATCAACTAAAGTTTGAACACCTTGCCTTCTTGCTTCATCAATTCTGGCTTTGATCTCTTTGTTTTCTGGCTTTCTTAAGTAAGAGTAAAATTTGTGTAAGGTTATCGGTAAGACTTTTTGATTGGTAAAAATCTCTGTAAGCGTTAAACCTTCTGTCAGCAGCTCTTCTACTGTATTCAGATCGGTATCGTTTATTATCAATTCGTTCTTTGATTGTGGTGTTGTAGTAATTTCTGACATATTCTATTGGCTTGTTTTTAAACTGTTTTAAATTTGATAGCAACTTAATCCTATCCTCATCATCATAACCTGGCTTTTTAAAACCACCTCTTCCTTGCTTATGTTTAACACCGAAATTGTCTGAGGATTGTCCCCCATGCATCCTACAAAGATATCTAGGCGTACCATCTGCATTAAATGTATTAACTAAAAACCCTTTAGCTGAACATCTGATATTTGTTCTTCGTTTATTTGCCATGCAAGTAATCTTTCTGCTTGGTCTGCCTGGCATATCATTTCTTTTCCCATGGTTTAATACCATTTCGTTTGTTGTATTCTACCTTTGCTTTATAAGCTGCTGATCTGTTCTTGGCATTGGCTCTCATCGCAGCAGTTAATCTTTGGTCCAGTATATTTTTTGGCACAGCTCTTGCATCACGAGCCACTTGTTCTTGGTACTCAATGGCTTTTTGTACATAGTGAGGATGTTGTTTAATACATTGTTTTAGTTCTGGCAGTGTCAGACTAGCCAATTGAATAATCTTACTTTGTTTATCTAAAGAAGTATTATTAACTATACCATCTATTTTATTTATTAACTTTGTATTGGTTATATTAGATGGATAGTTAGATGGTATATTAGATGGTTCTATTAATACCTTTCCATTAGATACATTGATGTTTCTATTAGATACATCTATGTATCCATTAGATACATCTATGTTTCTATTAGATACATCTCGTTTAACATCATTAATCATAAAAATAGGGTTAATTACATATAGATTAGTTGATCTTAGGCGTTTCTTTATAAGCATTTTATTCTTAATCATAAGATTAATGCAACGATATATCGTCAAGCGGCTGACGCCAAGCATGTCTGCCATTAAAACAAGACGTGGGTGGCATTTACCAGTATTCTTATCTGCAAAGCGTAAAAGCACTGCGAGAACGGCAAAACACTGCAACTTCTTACCCTCTGGCAAGCCTAAATAACTAGGATGTTCAAACAAAGATACAGGTATTCTAATATGTGGTGTATATTTAGCCATTATTTACCTTGTATTTACACACTTTATCATGCTCAATCTGTAGTTTAAGCATTTCGTAATACCATTCCTCCTCTAGAATAGGGTTTAAATCGCTTTTAAAGGGGTATAGACGCTGAACTTTGAACTCTAGGCTATCCGTCTGAGGTATGGGTTTATAATACAGCAAAAAACAGGGTATATTTAAGCCTTTGGCTATGTATTCTACAACTGTGGTATATTTCTTGTAATTTCTACCAGTATCATAGACAGTTTCAATAACTGCCAGTGGTTTCCAGCAAGGTTTATTAATACATATTGGTACGCTATCAATATCTATATAGCCTATGTCTGAACATTTATTCCTATGCCACTCGGAATAGAAGTCGCCAAATCCACCAACAAAGTAATTATATCTTGCCATTAGTTTATAAGTTGCATCCCATAGTTATTAATTTTATTAGCAAAAACTTTATTATTTTTTTTAATTAATTTATTATTTTTAAATGGTTTATAATTAACACTGTGATGCCATCTATTAAACTTCCAAACAACATTAACAATATCAGGATGCTGCTCTTTTAAAGACTCAGCCATTTTTTTTCTTCCATCATTTTTATAAAGTGTATCTGTGTTTCCACCTTTCATTCTCATGGTAGTAATTTTACCAATCAAAAAAGCATTAAATAATATGGTGCAATAACCTGACTTTAAAACTCTAATAGATAAATCTGTATCTTCGTTATAAATTCCTCTCCATCTAAATGGTATTTTATTATCAATTAAAATACATGAATAAATTCTTGTATTAAAAACTATGGGTGGAACTTTATCTGTTGTCTTACAAAAATTATAATAATTAAAACCTGATAAAGCTACATTAGAATATCTATTTATAAAATCTTCTGCACATTTAAAAATTGTACCAGAGTTAACCTTTGGTTTCATGTTTCTATTTAATCTATGAAAACCTTCAATGTTATCATCCAATATCCAGTGCTTATCAAAACCAAGTGATATTGAGTGGTCCCATATCCAATTCCTAGCAGGAATAGATCCTTGATTTAAATTACTAAATGGAAGTTTTAATATTTTTTCTGCTGCAATATTTTTATTATAAAGATCAAATTCTTGTGGTTCTACTACAATTTTATATGGAACTTTCATAATTTCTAACTCTCTAACAGTTAGACAATTATTAAATCTTCCTTTTGATACTATGTAAACTGGATAACTAGGATTCATCTACATATCTTTTGTTTGAATTTATTCCTCTAATTAATTTTGGAAACCAAATGCTTTTGGTTTTTTTATTTAATGGTTGATTAATTAATTTTGAAAAATCATTTAAATCTTTTTCATTATCAAATCTTATTATAATCTTTGCATAAGGTTCTTGTTTTTCTTGTACAAATTCAGGCATATCTAACCATTCTTCCTGCCAGTTATTTTGCATTGTATTTTCTTTCATTAGTTATTAGATTTAATTTGTTCTTTTAATTTATATTTTAGTTGTTTAATTTCTTTATGCTGTTCAAGAATTAATCTTTCTAAAATATTTACATGATTTTTTAATCTATGAATTATAACTTCAAGATCATTAAATCCTCTGTTCTTTAAATCAATCATTGTTCTTAGCTCTTTCCTGCATAAGTTCTATATGCAAAACCTGTATCTCTTCGTTTAATCTATCTATTTCTTTTTTAAGTATGATTATTTTTTCGTTATACATATCAATCACGTCTTCAACGTGTAATGGTTGGTCAATCATTTCATCCTTTCATTTTATTAAACATTGTTCTCCAAAACCAAGATCTTAAAATAGATACAACTGTAAATATTAAAGCGATCTTAATTCCTACTAAAATAGTATGGTATAGATTGAACATTGGAAAAATAAATATCTGTATTAATAATGCTAATACAAATCCACTTCCAACATCAATCATAGACTCTACTAAACTCCGCACATTCCCTCGCATTCATTATTAAACATATCAGGTTGATCTTTTTTAATATCAAAGTTCACTTCATCTAAAGGAATACATTTTCTGTGTGTAAATAATTCATCATCTTGTTTTCTTGATCCTCTTCTAATTTTTTTATCAAACTCAACAGCATCAGCAAATTCTTCTGGTCTGTTATGTTTCATGAAGTACCAATACTTATCATCATGGAAGGGACAACATATACAAGCCGATTTCTCAGGTAATGGAAAAGCATTATCACTCATCCATTTAAGACAATCTTTTCTACTCATTTTTAAATCAATTAATGGGTGTACATTGTTAATATATTTATCTCTAGCTGGTTTCATTCTACTAATCTCATCAGTAGATATACCTATCCACTGATCAACAAACTTATCTTTAGGAAAATGTTTTTTATAAGTTATACTACACAGCTCTCTAATCTTTTTTCTAATTGGTTGTATCTTATAATCATTAGTACACTGACGCATAACCATACCCTTTTTACCAGTAATACTATTTTTAGTATAAAATGGAGCTACTAAAAATCTAGTACCATTTGATATAGAGTTTAGCATATCATCTTTGATGTTGCCTTTCATAACTGTATAAACTGGAAATGGTAATTGAGTTTTGATCCACTCTAAATATTCATAAACTTTCTTTGGCTCATACCCTGTGTCTGCAAAGATAGCACAATCAACTTTTGGCAGCACACCTTTAGCTGACATCAATGCCATAGTAGATGATTGAACTCCAACTCCTAAAGATATTACAGTTAAAACTTTTGATCGTTCCATTAGTTCTCCAATTTCTTAATTGAAACAACGCAGCCTTTAGGAATAACAACGCAATCTCCAAAGTCTATTGTGTCATCAGTATTAAAACTAAATGTTGCAAATGTTTTTACAAAGTGTGGTGTATCTTCATATAGATAACCAATAGTTGTACATGATGCTGGCATTAAATCTTTAAAATGCTCTTCACTATTCCAAGCATCATCACAAGAATTTATATCCATCCACTCAACAATAACTTTATCAAAGTTTATGGGTTTCATACCATGCCTCATAAAAATCATTGGGTGTGCACAAGTTATTAGTTTTTTCTGTAATAACTTTCATTAGTTTAGGATGAGGCAACCTTTGGCAATTCCTCCATCTTAAATAAGTTACCATTGGATTAGTACCTTTTAATCCAAAGAGTTTAGCCATTTCTTTATTGCTAAAATTATTATCCTCCTGAAATTTTAATAGTTTGTGTTTCATTTATTACATCTCCTTATCATTTGTTATTATTTGTTTAGCCTTTTTTAATGACTTTGCTTTGTCAAATTGTACTTCAATAAATTGACCAGCATATTTATTATTGTAGTATTTTGGATAACAACTTTTGTTTGGTATTTTTTTATTAATATAAAAAGTATTATTCTTTTTACTAATAACATATTCAAAGTTATTATTTTCAACTGTTGTTACATACCACTCGTATGTATCTTTCTTAACTTTTTTTCTGTTACCAAAACAATCAAATGTTTTGTGATAATTTTGCAACAGTTTCTTTGTTTGTTTGTTTAACTTATCTTTCATTTTTTAACCCTTTCTTTTGTTGTTTAAAAATACCATAAACTATATGGTTATTATAGTCAATACATATTTTTAAATTATTTATTTGACATGTATAACCAATAAAGGTAAACAGTATTTACAACAATGAAAGGTTTAAAATGGTTATTGATTTAACAAAGACTAATACTATTCCATCTTTAAAAAATATTGATGAGGATATTGCATTACAATTTTATAAAAAATTAAACTTAGATCACAGCTCTCCATCACAAGAGAATTTGTCTGACAGTGATTGGTTAGTTAGATACTGCCACTTCACTCAAGAAGATAGAAGATTAATGAACATCTCTTATCGTATGACTGCTGGTGTTTCTATTGGTAGAGCATCACAAAGATTTGTTTCTAAGTATATGTATGATGCTGAGAAAAAAATATTAAATGAAAAAATATCTCTGGACCAGATCATAGATGAAGAATTAAAAGAGTATGATAAATACCAGGCACACAACGAAGAAGATAAAATACAACACGAGGATACTAAAAATTATTTAGTTGATATGATTAAGATAACAGTGAAAGCTGTTCAGGATATTGGATTAGATAATGAGTCTGCTAGCGAAAGATATTGCTCATATAAATTTAAAGAATTAGTTTTACCAAAGATAGGTAGAATAGATTACGAAGATTCTAAAAATAAATTTATTGAATTAAAAACTAAACACAGATCAAAAAGAAAATCAGATACGAAAGCTGGTTTCAGTTGGATCAAAGGTTATCTTCCTAAACAACCTGATGTAAACCACGTTAAGCAATGTGCTTTCTATTGGTATGCTACTAAAAAGATACCTCATCTATTGTATGTAAATCAAGATAGCTACAATGTATTTACGCCTGACACTTGTGATCTATTAACTCCTGAGTACATGGAATTTTTAATTCAACAGGATTTAATTAAAGCAAAGATAAGACAGAACTTAGTTTATATTTGCAAAGGTAATCCTTTTGAGATGGCTAAATTAATTGCACCACCAGACTTTTCTGGTTTTATGTGGAAAGATATTCAAGAGGAATATGTTCGCAAGGCTGCTAGTCTTTGGGACAATGTATAAATGGTAAACTCATGTGTAGAAATATGGATATAAATTATTATCAAAAGCAACATGACAAAATCAAACAACAGTTTCGTCATGATATTATAATGCGTAAATTAAAAGAAAAAGAAGATAAGGAATTTAGAAATATGTTTACAAAAATATTTTTGATTATTGTTATAGCAATATTGTTGCTTACAATAATCGCTAATAGATGAAACTTATATTAACGATTATACTTATGAATGGTTATGTTCATACATTTGAAATGAATGATGTAAGATATGATCCTTATAATTGTGATAAGTTTTTTAAAAGATTAACTAAACATCAAGTGGTTAATAACAGGAGTAGATTATACTATAATGGTAAAGAAGTATTTGCTTACTCTTGCATTCATGAACGACATGACTTAGTCTATAGATTAAAAAATAGATTGGGTTTAAACAACAAAAAGGAAACAACGAATGAAAGACAAACTAAAAATAGTTAATGATTTGTGTGCAGCTCATGGCTCATACTTAAATCAACATGGAAAGAAAACAGTATCAGCTTGGAGTAAGATTAAATACTTTAGAGAAGTGTTTGGTACTGAATATGGAATCAATTGTGTAATACAAGAACATTCAGATCGTTATGTTATAATGAAATGTATTATAACTAAATCAGATCCTGAACATATCATAGCCACTGGTTTCTCAAAGCAATATCGTGATAAACCAGGCTACTTAGAGATTGCTGAAACATTTGCAATCACACGAGCTTTATCATTCATGGGTATTCTTCTTGAAGATATAACTTCAAAGGAAGAGTATGAGGAATTAGATATTCCAGTACAGCCAATGAATGGAAAAGATACTACATCAAACAATATAAATTATGATGATAGTATAATTAATGAACTGGTAAAGAAAGTTCACTACGCACCGCACACAGCGAAACTAGATTTCCTTTGGCGTGCCAACAGGGAACTACTTGATCAGATAAAAATAAAAGATCTCGCAACTTACAATTCTATTTTAAATAAATTTAATAGTAAGCGTGATGAGATCACAACTCAAAATGAGGTATAATAATGAACGACCAACCAAAGAATAAGATCTATTTGAATCTTATTCCAAACGTAAATAAAAAAGCAGGCGACAATCAACCAGTAATGGTAGCACCTAATTCTCCAAAAGCTCCAGAAGGAAAGAATTGGAAGATGAATGTGAATATCAATGGTGATTGGTATGACTACTGTGCGTTTGATGGTACAGACATAGAAGGTAATCCAACAGGTGGATACACTGTGATCTTAACTAAGAAAGAAGCACAAGCAACAGCAGGAGCAAATAAACAACCTGGATTTAAAGCTGGTGGATTTCAAAAGAAACCATTTACAAGCAATAAGTCTTTCGGTAATAGACAATACTAATAGCTACGTAAGTAACTATTAATTCTATCCCTAGGGTTTTCATCAGGCAGTCATGCCTTCCCTTTCGTTGTCCCTAGGGGTAGAGTAAAACAACAAAGGAGATATATGATTAATAAAGAAGACTTCATTAGTCTTGAAGAAAAAATACAAAAGAAAATTATAGATGATCGCCATAGAGAATATGGAGATTACGAAGAGAACTTTGCATTACTTGCTGAACTATTCTCTATCGTTCTATTTAATAAAATTAAAGTGGCATTAGAACCAGAAGATGTTGGTCATTTAATGATGGCACTTAAACTCTATCGTTGCACTAAGAAATATAAAGCAGACAGCTATGATGATTTATCTATCTATTGCAAGATGACTAAACAACTTAGACAAAAGAAAAAGTAATGAAAGTTGTAAGACTTAAAAAAGGTGAATGCACTTTTACTTATGTAGAAGAGTTTGACACAGCAGAACATGCACTTGATCCTAGTAAAATAGGATTGTTTATTAAGGTTAAGATAGGAGAAGTAAAAGTTAAATCAACTAACATAAGACAGAAAGAGGATAATTATGACACCAAAAGAAATGTATAAAGAAATTAAGTTAAGATATTTATTTAATAGCTTTTCAAATCTAGATGACAGAGAGAAAAAGATTTATCGCACAGGATTTAAAACAGGATACAAACTAGCTAGAGAATTTTTTAGAAACAATTTCAGATATAAGAATACTGTTATTAAAGAAGTGGTTAAGTATGTAACTATTAATGATGTAGTTGTACCTGAGAATGTTAGAGAGATCTTAACAATTGTAGCCAATCAACTTGGTGTTAATGTAAATGATATTATTGCTAAGACTAGAATACAGCAGGCAGTAATTGCAAGATCAATACTTATAAATGTTTTAAGAGATAAGTATGATATGCCATTC